TCCTTTTCAAAGACAAAACTGTGACAGGTACACAACTGCCCATCGGTGATCTTGTTACTGGATACGACGAGGATCAACTCACAAACTATGTGACTTTGACTGATCCAACAGGAACCCAAACCGTCACAAGTTTTAACGCAACTTCAACGACCAAATATGGGCAACGGTTTAGGTCATATACACAAGCAGGATCTCCATCAACCGCAAGTCAAACCAGCACAGTCAATTCGTGGATTAACCGTTTTGGCGAAATAACTTTTGCACCTGAGGAACTAACGCTGAGTTCTAAAATGGTTCAATCCGCAGCTGCTGACGCCGCCGCCCCGTTTTGGAACAAAATCCTTGACATTGAATCTGTGATGTGGCAACCAGTCCAACTGACCTACACGCCGACCGGGTGCGCTCAACAAACCAAAATGTCCGTTATTGCTAGTCGCCGTATTTCGGCTACACCGTCGGACTGTCAAGTAACGTTAGGTTTGTTGCCCGCATATCAATATCAGAGTTTTATTTTAAACGACACATATTTAGGGATACTTGACAGTAGTCGAGTCGCATAAAGGAGAATTATGGCTACGCAATGGACAGCAGGGACAACTAGCGGGCAGGTGTTGACTGCGGCGACGCTTAACACGATCGGGGCCGCATGGGAAACATGGACACCAGCACTCACCGCTTCGACTACCAACCCGACATTAGGCACAGGTTCATCTACAAGCGGAAAATATGGTCGAGTCAATAAAATTGTTTGTGGTCAAGGACAAATCAACTTTGGTACTTCAGGCGTCGCCGCAGGTTCAGGGTTCTACTTTGTAAGCCTCCCAATCACTGCTTTGACAAGTGGACAGGTCATTGGAAACTTCCAAATTTATGACTCGTCAGCAGGTGCCGTATACCTTGGAACCGTAATCTCAGACACCACTAGTCGAGGAATTATGTCCTACGGCGCACCAGCGACAGTTGTAACAAACTCAACACCAATGGTTTGGGCCGCTAGTGACTTTATCCGTTACACATTTCAGTATGAAGGTGCATAATGAACTTATCCCACGAACTTGACCCCGACGAAGTACCAGCCGAATGGTGGGCCGAACGTATGCGCCTGCACCGTGACCGACTACTCAAAGAGTCCGACTGGACACAACTACCAGACTCACCCGTAGACCGTGAAGCATGGGCAACCTACCGCCAAACCCTGCGAGACTTCCCAGCGACATGGACAGCAGGCCCCGAAGCCGACTTCCCAGATACACCATGAAAACTCTTGCCGTAGTCGCAGCTCTCGCCGTCATCCTCATGTTCGTCGTTACAGGATGTAGCGACCGCACTCGACACACCTGCGAAACCAAACCCGAAGCGCCCAGATGTGACACCTCAATAGGAGCAACCACACCATGAAAAAACTAAGCAACTCAGAAATTAAAGCCCGACTCATCTTTGTCGTCGGCATTACCTTGTCGTTCGTTTTTGGCATCTCCATGCTAGGAATTTTGTACGGCGTGCTTTTTGTCGTACAACCGCTCGAACCATCACCCACAGACCAAGAATTCCTCAGCATCCTAAACCCAGCATTCATGGCACTCTTGGGACTTTTGGGCGGAGTCCTAGCAAGTAACGGGCTTCGAGACAAACAGGAAAAGGACAAAGACAATGACTAGCCGACCGTACACCGGCAACAAAGACGGCAACCATCCGACCGAACGACCCGGCACAAAACGGTTTGTTGAATTCATGGAATACCTTTTCGGCATCAAATCGCTAGGTATCTACGCCAACCGACCTATGCGAGGCTCAGCAAACCTGTCAGTTCATGCAACGTGGAGGGCCGTGGACCTCAAAGGCAAAGGCACCGCTAAGCAGAACGCCGACGCCCGTAAAGCCATGGTTGAATTCCTGTTTGCTCACCGCGATATTTTGGGCATAGAGGAAATCCACTGTTACGACGGTATTGGTTGCCCGATCCCCAATTTGACAAAGTTTGGTGGCGGCTACCGATGCGACCGTGACGCATGGAAAGCGTGGACCCCACAAAAGAACGCAGGCACACCCGGTGGCGACTGGACTCATGTCGAGATAGCACCAAATATGGCAGATTCTGCGACCGCTGTAGAAAAGGCGTTTGCTAAGATTTTTGGGTAGGTCCTTGACATTCGGCTTGGGAGTCGGTCAAATGACTGGCAACCAAGTGCGTCCCGTAATATCGGGACCCCGACCGCAGGAGGAAAGCAATGCAACAATCCCTTTTTGACGTTCTCGATGTTCCAGCCGAGAAACTCAAGTACGAAGCCTTCAAAGAGGCGAACCCGTGGGTCATTGAACGACTGACCAAAATGTGTTACGCGCTGTACAACAACGGCCACAATCACTACGGCATCGGCGCACTTGTTGAAGTCTTACGCTTTCAGCACTCAACCACTTACGACCCCAACAGTGAGTTTAAATTTAACAACAACTACCGCGCCTATCTGGCCCGAGAGATCATGCAAAATAACCCCATGCTTGACGGCTTTTTCTCAACTAGAAAATCTGTCGCAGACCTATCAGAGGACTACTAAATGAACCTTAAACGACTAGCCATTATCAGTATTACAACCTATGCCCTTTGTGCTTTGTGGGCGATCACAGGCGTACAGGGCGACGCAGAGACCCTTCAAATGGCTCCTGTGCCCTCCACGGTCACCCTCGGGATGTTGACACCCCAGCAACTTGCGGACCGCGCAGAGGAACTTACAGAAACAACGACCACCACGACGACCAGCACCACTAGCACCGTCCCGTTTACTCGACTTGCCGACTTTGACCCTGACACCAAATGCCAAGAATGGTTCCAGACTGCGATCACGGTCGGGTGGCCCAACAACACTGAGACACTAGAAAAGTTGGGTCGCCTGCTTTGGAAAGAAACCCGTTGCCTCAACGTCAGTTACACCCACCCATCGTTTAACGGCCACGACCACGGTGTCGCCCAAATTAACCAGATACACCGCAAATATGTTGAACAACTCTTTGACATGCCAATGGAAGAATCCATGTCCGACCCAACCCTTAACCTCAGATTCGCCTACCTGCTTTACTCCGATATTGCCGAGGGTGGCGGTTGCGGATGGAAACCTTGGCGACTGTGCTAGACCGCTGGTGGGATCACGCAGCTTGTCGAGGCATGGACCTCAACCTGTTCATATTCGAGCCGGGTGAACGGTACTCCAAAGCCCGAATTGCTGAAGCGAAAGCAGTCTGTGCAACCTGCATTGTTAGGCCGTCGTGCCTCGCCGAGTCACTCAAATACTCGTCAACAATTCTTGAGTGCTACGGCATTTGGGGGGGTCTCACATGGAAAGAACGCCGCAAACTACAATCCGATCAAATCGTTGCCACACCGCTGGTATACCGTGACGGCAAATACCGACAAGTCAAGGAGCCCCGACCATGAACCAACAGTTATCGGATATGACCGCCGCAATCGCCAAGGCTGAGATTGCTATGAAAGCAGCCACGTGGCAATTAGAGGCGCAGAAAAGCGACATTGAAATGTTGCGTAAAGCCCTTTTTGAGTTGGCTTATGTCGCTGAGGAAAACGGCATCTATCTTTCCAACCTGACCCGGTCAACTCAAGATGCGATCGTGGCTATGAGGCTTGGAGGTTTCCGATGAACTGCAACATTTGTGCGTGTGGTTTCAATTCGGCTGATATGCGTATGCGCACAGAGTTACGCGGGATCTGTCTCAAATGCGCTGAGGAGTTTGGTTTTCAAGGCATGACGATTGAGGAAACTGCTCGCTGTGTCTCCATGATTCGAATTGTCAACAATTTTAAAAACCAAACGCCTGCACAGGCCCGACACTTAAAGGACATGGAATCATGAGTTTCAACCCAGCCGACTACGCGTCAGTACAAGAACGCCTGCCCCTGTTTTGGAAAGACTGCCCACGCGGTCGCATTAGCACCGAAATCATTGTGGACGACGGCACTCGAATCGCCATGAAAGCGTCCTTATATGCCGACATTGCTGACCCAGTACCAACGACGACAGGGCTTGCTGAGGTAGTCCGAGGCTCATCTATGGTTAATAAAA